AGGTATAATTGTAGGAGTAATTACAATGGCACGTAAACTTTATGAATTTATGAACCCAGAAATGGGTAAGTTTAGATTACTTGAATCTGAAGATGGCAAGGATTTATTCATGCAGGGTCTTTTTATTCAAGGAGACATAAAGAATCAAAATGGCCGAGTATATCCCGGCAATGAGATTGAGCGTGCGTGTAATACAATTAGAGAAAGATTAAGAAAAGGTGAAACTGTGTTGGGCGAATTAGACCATCCGGAAGAGCTTCAGATTAATCTAGACCGTGTAAGCCACATGATTACAGACATGTATTGTGAAGGTTCAGACGGTATTGGTAAACTTAAGATCATAGACACACCTATGGGTAATATTGCAAAGGCTTTATTAAAAGCTGGAGCAAAACTGGGCGTTAGTAGCCGTGGTAGCGGAAATGTAACAGATTCAGGTCGCGTATCTGACTTTGACATAGTTACTGTGGACATTGTGGCCCAGCCCAGTGCGCCAGACGCATATCCAAAAACAATCTATGAAAGTTTGTTTAACATGCGCGGCGGAGAAACTGTTTTTAGAACAGCCGCCGCAGTTACACATGACAAAAGTGCAGAAAAACATTTGGTGAAAGCTGTAAAAGGCTTGATCCACGAACTAAGACTTTAATAATTAAAGTAGGAGACCTACTATGGCAGTGACATTTAACGAACTACTTGAAGGCACCGGACTCAGCAATGAGGCCCGCGTCGCTATTCAAGAAGCCTGGGAGTCACGCCTTGCCGAAGCTAAAGAAGAACTAACAGCTGAACTACGTGAAGAGTTTGCACAACGTTATGAGCACGATAAGTCTCAAATCGTTGAAGCAGTAGATAACTTTATCACAGCAAAAGTTACAGCCGAAGTTGCAGAATTAGCTGAAGATAAGAAGGCACTCGCACAGGAAAGAGTTAAGTATCGCAGAGCCGTTAGTGAGCATGCTAAACTTCTAGACCGTTTTGTAACAACAATGGTTGCTAAAGAAGTAAAAGAACTACGTGCTGATCGTCATCGCGTAGCTGAACATGTTGCAAAGTTAGATAACTTTGTTACAGATCAGCTAGCAGAGGAATTGAAAGAATTCCACGAAGACAAGAAAGCATTAGTTGAGCAAAAAGTCAAAATGCTACGTGAAGGTAAGCGTCAGCTTACTGAAGCTAAAAAAGATTTTATCCGCAAAGCTGCCGACACAGTTGAAAGAACAATCAATCGTGTTATCAGTGAAGAGGTTAAGTCTTTCCGCAACGACATCACAGCAGCTCGTGAGAACGACTTTGGACGTAGAATTTTTGAAGCCTTTGCCAGTGAGTATAACACAAGTTATCTCAACGAAGCTAAGGAGATCAAAAAGGTCCAAAAAACACTTGCCGAAATGGAAAAAACACTTTCAGAAGCTCGTGAGCAAATGGCCAAGAAGGACGAGGCCGTAAAACTCACAGAAAGTAAACTGAGAATCGCAGAAGATCGTTATGCTCGTAAACAAAAGCTAGACGAACTTATGCGTCCACTAGGTAAAGAGAAGAAAGAAATTATGTCTGATTTGCTTGAGTCTGTCAAGACAGATAAACTTGAAGAATCTTTCAACAAGTATCTGCCCAGCGTACTCGAGGGTGATAGTACACCAAGAGCGAAAAAGACGACACTCAGTGAATCAGTTGTCAAAGAACACACTGGTGATAAGAAGGCACCTGTGAAAACAGAGGCCGATGACAACGCGGATGTAGTCGAGTTAGACGTAATTCGCAAATTAGCCGGACTTTCAAAATAATAGGAGTTATAGAGATGGCAAATTTATTTGAAAGCAACTGGTCCGCAACCAAAGAAGCACTTCTTGAAGGTCTTTCTGGAACCAGAAAGTCAACATTGGATGTGGTCCTCGAAAATTCTAAAAGATATTTGTCAGAGGCCGCAACAGCAGGTGCAACAGGTGCAGGTTCAGTAGCAACATTAAACAAGGTAATGTTACCATTAATTCGTCGCGTAATGCCAAGCGTTATTGCTAACGAAC